GTCCTTGAGCGACTTGTTGATTAGCTTAGCAACATCATCAGGTTCAAGGAAGTTTTCTTTACAGTAGTCAAGTACCGCATCCATATAAGAGACACGTTTCTCCTTGACCACCTGCTCAATGTGTAGTGAAAATTCGTTGGAGTTCTTAAACATTAGGTCTCGTTAGGTAATAGTTTGATGATTTGATCGCACGTTCTAGTTCGCCGTACTCTTTCATCTTTTGTTTGTACAATTTCCAGATGGGAGTGTTTGTATTATCTGGATCCATCTTACGTTCAAACTTATCCAAGAACATACTGAAGAATTTATCCATCTTCATTCGTTCAACCAGAAGTTGCGTTTTTGCGTCAGCGATACCTTGATAGTTTCGTTCGCCAGCCATTGCTGAAAGTTGTTCAACCGTAATCATGATGTAATTATACCTTATTTGTTGTTACAAGACAAGTTTGTAATCTTACCTTCATAAAAGGCAAGATCTAAACTCAGGGAATCGTTCTCTGATTGCAGCTTCTGTATTTTGTTTTTCATACACTGCATTTCTTCGTAGTGTCGCTTCATCAGCAACTCTATGTTAGCTTCATGTGCTGCGCACTTAACGCAAAACTCTGCCATTAGTTTCTCCTCATTGTAGCGATTGCAACTGCTTCTTCGTTGGAGAAGATTGGTACGGAGTTAGACTTGTGCATCGTACCGATACCCTTCATAGCAGTGCCAGTGTAGCGTGGTGATTCTTTCTTTGTGCAAGGCTCTGCAGTGAATGGAAGACTTGGAATCTTAGGCGTCTCACGACGAGCAGGTGCACCAAGTGAGTATGACCAATTATCCTTTGGCTTTGCAACAGGCTTCTTGGGCTCATACTTCTTAAGCAACTTCTCCCAGTCTGATTGTAGCTGACGCTGTTTAGCTGTCGGCTTACGTTTCTTAGACTTCTTGGGTGTGGTAAAAATCATCATAGTCATATTATACCCCAAATTTATTTGCAAGTCAACAGCTTAACGGTAGTAGCAGTACTGCACGGTGCGGTGTCCACCGAACTGATCAACTACAGGAACAGACTCGCAGTACTGTTGCACTTGAGGTTGCGCATAAACTGGAGGAGAGACGTATACTTGCGGTGCAGGTTGCACGTATACAGGATTGACGTTCACAGGGTTTCCGTTGACGTTGATGATGGCATTCGGGCGAGTGAGTTGTTGAATCGTCCAGAGACCAGCAGCACCAGCAAGAATACCTTGCTCACGTGGACCCCATGCAAATGCAGAAGTCGAAACAAGCATGCCAACAATCAGACCAGCAATAAGTTTCTTCATGATAAACCTTTCTTAGATTACAAACCCAGTGGTGTCTTTCTTAGCTTTTCCCTTAGCTTTCAGACCAACAATGACACCCTTCGGGTCGAGGAAACGCAGATCAGTCTCGTCGCCATTGATAACAGGGCGACCGATATACGTAGCGGGAATTTCTTTGAACACAGCAGCGACGTTCATGCCAGAAGATGCAGCCAAACGAACATCCATGTCGTTGCCGTCAGCTTTGGAGAAAGTCAGGTGATAGTTCTTGATGTGACCGACTTTACGGTTACGAACTTTAGTGTAGTCGTAGAATTGAACGTCAGGGAACATTTGGAAGATGTTCTTACCTTCTTCAACTTCGTACTTTTCCCAAGCGAGATCAGAAGTACCGTTGAGACGGAAACATGGAACCATGTTCTTCTTTTCGGCTTGCTTGATACCAAGTTTGACGTCAGCCACAAGGTCTTTGATAAACTGATCACGATTCTCGAAGAACATCTTGGTCTTGCGGATACGTGCTTGTTGAATAGCGTTGGTGGTTTCGCCAGTCTTGAACATACCACCACGACCAGCAGTATTCAGACATGCAGCTGTGCAGCCAGCAGTACGTTTCGGACAAACTTCTTTGCCAGACAAGTCAGCAGGTGCAAGGTGAAGCACAAAAGAGAGATAACCGAGTTTCTCACCCTTCATGAGTTTAGGATTGCCAGTGCTCAATAATTTCATAACGATCTCCTTAGGCGAGTGCAACTTTGAACATCTTCAGGGAGCCATTGTCGGCAGGAATCTGAACCGCAGTGGCAAACTTAACACCAGCTTGAACAGGGATGTCAAGAGTCAACCAAGTGTTAAGGAATCCAGCCTTAGCAGTCGGTCCAACTTTGATAGCACGGACGACAGCCTTGCGGGTACCAGCAGCAGAAGTATACACGATCTTGGAGCCAACTTCGATGTTCATTTCGGTGTCCTTTTCAGTCATCATAAGACTATTATACACCGTCTGCGAATAAAAGTAAACACCCTCCAAACCCTTCTCTCGTAAGGCGAAAAATAACCCTGCACTCGGTAGGGTTATTCGTTTACTTTAGGTTTACTTTTTTAGACTGGCTGCATAGACTAGGCAGACGCTATCGCTGGCTCCATATGCACATCGGACAGCCATGGGGTCAATACCTTTAACGATTGCAGATTCGATGCTAGACTTAAGAGCCTCATCCTTCTTAATCTGATAATAGGTGATACTACCAATCAAAGAAGCAACAGCAATAACTACACCAAGAATACCAGTTACAATTTCAACTCTCATAATTTCTCCTTACCATGTACCATCATCTAAAATCGCACGGAGCCAAACTGGTCCAAGCGATACATAAAACCCACGCATGTTGGGGTTCAATTCATCGGGATGCATTTGTTCAATGCGAAAATCCCAATGGAATGGATTGATAACTAAACCAACCCATATTCCAGAGTAACGAAGATACTTACTTAAGATCTTTAACATCGTCGCAGATTCCATGTTTCTTCGCTTCAATTGCACTCAACCAAACGTCTTGTGGCGGTAGCAAAACTTCGCGAATCTTTTCTTCGTTCAAACCAGTGCACTTTTTATAGTGCGCAATCATACGCTTTGTAGTCAAGTCAAACTCTTTAATCTGAGCAAACAGTTCGTGCTCTTTACCAAAAGCACCCCATGAATATTGGTGGCTCAGAATAGAAGTGTTTGGCGTAAGAATTCTTTGACCCTTATCGCCAGCAATGAAAATCATAAGACCAGCAGAAGCGATCTGTCCTAGACCGATCGTACGAATAGGAATGGCAGAACCACGCATAGTGTCAACCAAAGCAAAGGCAGCATTCAAGTCACCTCCTGGAGAACAGACAATCATGTTCAACATGTCTGGTCGTTCTTCAGCAAAGTTTGCTTCGAAGATCCATTCAACAGCTTGCTTACATGTCGCTAGACTAATCTCTTCCATCAGAAGAAAGAATGAGTGTCTAGAATTGGAATCCTCTTTCAGTTGAAGATTTAGCTTTTGCATCATAGTGTTTTCCACCTTCTTTATAAAAAATGTGACGACCAATAACAACCGTCTTTAACAACTTCCATCCTGGACGAACATAGTCCGCATGGTAGTATAGCGAGCCACGAGTGACATCGTCAATCAACTCATAATTAGCATAAACGTGTAAGGCTGTTTTGAGTGCTTCTTGATAGTCTTCGCTACTCTTATTTAACCTCACCTGCATGCAGTACCAACTGAACTGACAAACACCATTAGTTTTTTGTTTGACAACTTCGCAAATCTTTTTAGGGAATCGTTCATCATTGACACGATTCATAGTAACAAGTGCAACTGCCACTTGTCCTTTTACTGGTTCTGCTCTAGCTTCATGATAAATGTTTTCAGCTAGGCAATCAACTTCTTTCTTGGCGTCTTTGGTTAATTCTGCGTAATCAACGTCAAGTATACGTTCGCTTGTAAACCCTGTAGCAGAGGCAGTGAATAACACAAGCGAGATAATTAGTGTGGAAACTACTCCAATTAAAAATGGTTTTGATCGCATACGATCTCCTTTTTAAGTTAGAGAGTGAAGGATGAACTTATCCTCCACTCCGATCCCTATCAGGTGGACTTTTTGCTAGTCTTTTCTAGTGTAGTGGGGATTTGTGAAACGAAACCATTAAGCGCAGTGGCTTTAGCAATAATGTCGGCTTCGGTCGGGTAGGCAGGATATCCTGGATGTTCAGGAATCGGATTG